TGCATTGAGTGCCACTTTATTGATCAGACTTGAAGCATAAATGGCTCTGTATTTCCAATGAGGATCTTGTTTTATCTCTAAGAAACTAAACTGAGTGATATATGTTAAAAGACTTTTACAAGAGTTCTCCGTTGCTTTTCCCCAAGAAGTCCAAACATTGGGTTTTCTTTTCTCTCTTAGAAAGTATTCATATTTAACGTTTAGATTTTGAGATAACGTCTGAGCCAACCATCTTGGAAAATCTTTACTTTCTTCTTCCATTGGATCGTTCGAGTTCATATCCGTATCTCTCTCCCTTGAACTTTATTATATCGGCTGCAATATGAACAATTTCTTCTTCCGTAAAATATCGTTTCAATTTTGCTAAAGGTGTCCGCGAGCGTTACCCCCGTCGGGAATGTGCGTTAAAAACGTTACTGAATTTCAGTTCTTTTAAGTTTATTTCGGAAAATACGTGGGTTTAGCGAAAATTCTAATAATAGATTATTATTATACATAGTGAAGAAAAGCGAAAAATATCAAACAAAATTTAGGAAACATCCCTGTTTCCAGGGACACTTGAAAGATAAATCTAAGAGATAGAAGCGTTTCCACCGCTTCCGATCGGTAAGTATTTTGAAATGAAAGGAATCCGAATCTTGCCTTTCAGAATAGAGATCAGTAAGAGAACCAACGCAATTCCAACGACCAAAAATATAATGAACCAGCCGATACTTTGAAGTCCATCAGCCCATCCAGCTTCACGCTGTAGATTTGCGTTTTGTTTCTGAGTCTTCTTATTTTCTTTGATTGCGGCCCTTGCATTCTTGTCGCCTGCTTCGATGGAATCAGCGGCGGCTTTTAAGAGGATGGCAACTTTCTTTTCCCCCTTTTTTTCTTGGTCCTTTGCTTCCGCACGTAAGACAGTAGGCATTCCCGCGGAATCCGGAGTTTGAGCAACCGTTATGCAAGAGTTTAAAGGAAAGATATAGAAAAGAATCAAAACGAAAAGGTGGATCCGGCTCATTGGAATTCCTCCGTTCTCTCCATTCTTTCACTCTCAGGTTTTGCGTGTCCGAGCCCGGATCTTTCAAAAATCCCTTTCACGATTTTATTGTAGAGTAGAATCGTCGCAAGGTAACAAACGAAAAGCCGTATTGCTTGATAAACCGCAAGCGTCCATCCCGGAAGAACTTTACAAATCTCTTCCTTAACTCCATCGAAAGAAACACAGTACGTAAAAACTTCCGGACTCGTAAACCAATAGAAGATGTTATACGGAATGGCGATTAACGTAGCGACGATGAACACGACGACTCTCTTGTTTTTAAGGAAGATACGATGAGGAAGGTTCCGAAACAGTACTTGTGAAACTGTCAAAACAAGACTCATATAAAGCCCGTTGAGAAGCACGGTTGGCAGAAGTTCGATAATAGATTCGATCATGTGTAACCTTCCTTATAACAGCCCTTTGGATTTTAGGAATTTTTCGGGATCGGTTTCGGACTTCCAATCCTGTGCTTTCTCATCCCAAGGCCAAACTTCGAAATGCAGGTGAGCGCCTAAGCTGTATCCATAGTTCCCGGATTTTCCGATCAGATCACCGGCGCTAACTTTATCGCCTTTCTTAATTTTTGCGTCCGTGTGTTTAAACTTATAAAGGTTTTTTGAGTGAACACCAACGGCGAGAACGAATGGAGTCCATGCGCGGTCCTCTGGAACCTCGCCCGATTTTACTAAATTGACCCAGGTGTTTTTTTCCCAGCGGAACTTAACGGGAAATTTTCGATCCCTTCCAAGAACGGTTTTAATCACTAGGTCTTCGGGAGCGAAAACATCGTTATAACCTCCGAGATCGATACCTAAATGAAATTGCCTGGATTTCTTTCCGTCGATGTTTAAGTATCTCCATCCATAACGTGAAGTGATATGAGGATTCAAAACCGGCAAACGAAAGATAGGGTCTCGCTGAAATGGAATGTTAGAAAGTGAATCGAACGCTTCTTCTTTCGAGATTTTCTTCGTGTTTGCTACTGCCGCCGAAGATTCGTTCCAGTAATTTTGATTTGTTTGAACCGCTTTTAGATTTATGAATTTCCTGATGAGCGGCATAAGAAGGTTTAGAATTTGTAAGATCACTTTGAGATTCCCCCGTTTTTAACAATAGAATGGATTTTATGGAGGAGTTCATTTTGATCGTCTATCTTCCCGTCCAGCTTTTCGATTCTCGCTTCGATCGTATCCAAACGTTTGTCCGTATTCGAAACGGTTTGGTTAAGTAAAGCGATTTCCATCGTGTGAGCCTTTTCCAATTCCATTATACGATCAGAAAGTTTATCAATTCGTTGATGCTTTCTAAGAGAAGAAGCATATTGTTCTTCTTTTGCTTCCTTGATTTTTGAATCAACGTAATCTCTTAACTCATCTCTTGATTTCGAAATTTCAACTTTCAGTTCTCTACGAAAAACAAACCAAAATACCGCAGACAAAGGAGAAAAAAGATTTAGATATTTAAGAATCTCATCCATCCAGGATGTTATTCTGTAATCGCTCAAAGAAGATAATTTTAGAAAAGCGCGATGTCTGCTATGTCTGTTCTTTTCTTGCCTTAATTCTTTGTTCTAATTTTTCGTAATACAACCCAATTCGTTTTGTCTTTAAGAAATCAGGAAGGTTTTCGAATTTTCCTGGACGCCAACCTTTCCGAAACATCTCTTCGCAGTGGTTCATCCAAAGGTCTTCTGTTTTCGCCATTCGGACCGCTTCGGACTCTGGTGAATCAAATTGTTTTTTACAATGTGGGCATTCTATTTTAAGATTCATAAAATTGTTATTCAAATTGATTTTTGTTTGCGAGTTCTTCCTGGTTTTTTTCTTTCAATATCAATTGACCTCGTCGCTATTTTGAACTCTATAAAATTTATAATTTCTTTAATGTCTTTCCTAGAAAGTTTCTCTTTGAGATTTGATATTAGGTTATTGTAATTTTCTTGATTCTCTTCTGGAAAAAATGAAGAAATCGGAACTTGGAAAAATTTAGAAAGTAAATAAAGATCATCGGACTTTGGTTTATATTCTCCAGTTTCCCACCGAGAAATTGTATTTGGATTTTTACTTACATGTTTTGCCAAATCTGTCTGTGAAATTCCCTTGCCTCCGTTATGCCCTTCTCGTAAAGACTTTATTTGATCTGCTATATACTGACTTAGATTTGTTAAAACGAAATTACTCATCATTGTAATCCTTATTTATCATTCGAAATTCAAACCAAGTTGTGTTTTTGTTTCTTCTATTTTGCTCTTTGCTTTCTGAAAATATTTTGTGGGATTTTCACGAAATATTTTCACGAGTTTCCTGTGCTTTGTAATCAATTGCTGCTTGAGTTACTTCCTTTTCGTAAAAATTAGGATTTTTTAAAATATCCAAAACTCCTCGCTGAAATTCTTCCTTTGTATCAGCGTCTTTTAATGGATAGTTTTTATCATACCAAGCATCCATTGCAGAGATAAAAGCGGATCGCGCTTGAAGCACAAACGAAATCAGAAGAGTCGTGTTGTCGATAACGTCTTCGGGAATTTTAGGTTCGACGTATTCGAATTCAACAGTTATAGATATTTTCATTCTCCGGCTCTCCTTAGGAGATTTATTTGATTCCTATCCAAGCACTCGATCATTACCATTGCGACGGCGGAAACCTGTATTAGTTCCCTTCTGTATTCGGAATAACTATCTTTACCCTTGTACTTGAAATAAGTCTCGAGTGCGGCTTTGCTAACCTCTCCCACCTCTTCGACAAGGATTGCGCACCATTCAATAGGTTTGTGATTTTGCTCTCCCCATTTCTCATCTTGCTTCTCTCTTTCTTCAAGTATCTCTTGAATAATTTTCTCTTTCATCACGAACTCCTTATAAGCTGAAAGTTTTAAGAATGAATACGGTTAAGAGTAAGCCGAGCAAGGATCCGAAACCTGCTCCGGAAGCGTACGTTATACGATCCCGCAGGGTTCCGAACGCGATTTTTTGAACGTTCCACGTCCACACGAAAGAGATCAGACCTCCGACAAAAAAGACCGCGAAATATTTCTCTTTACTTATGAGGTAGGTATTCACCGCGACTAAGAAGACCTGAATAAATCCTGTCGCAAATAGGTTGAACCGAGACTTCCAAATAAAGGAAGCGATGATTAAAGCAGGAATCAATAAGATCATCCAAATCGCAAGCGTTCCTGCAATAGTGTAACCCATAATCAATTCAAAGATTTCCCAATTACTCATATTATACTTTCCTAAATATACAAATTGCTCTAACTCTATGATTGGTAGAAATCGAAAGGTAAATCTTCCCTTCGAGAATCCACTTATCTCCTGCGTACTGAGGAACGACTTGATCAAGCCACACAAGATGGCCTCCTGTTTCAAGTGCTTTCCAGGCTTCCGCCAAAACTTTACTTCTACTGACCATTATAAAACCATAATGTTCTGCGTCTTCTTTGGTATAAGGAGGATCTGCCAAAATCAAATCAAGAGGATGACCCAAAATCGCACGAACATAAGAGGAAAGAAGCTCCGCATCACCAACGATTTCCGGATTTAATTCTGGGTTTTTATCCATCCTTATATAATTCCCCGGCGGAGTTTTTCCGCTGAATAGGTGGAGGATTCGGCTTTTATCCGGAAACATTGGAAGAAGTCTTTTTAAATACTGCTCCGGATACGCTCCGTGATAGTCGGAAGTGTTTTTGTAATTTTGTCCGAGTTCCCATTCTCCATAAAGCCGTCCTTTGAAAACGTGTAAGGGCGCGTAATTCGGGAATGACTCGTTATAAAGCCATGCTCGGTCTTCAACGCAGAGTGAAGTCGTTTCGGAAATCATGAAACTTTCCTTGTTTCCGATTTAAAATCCGCGACGACTGTGGTTCGACAACCACCGGCATGGTAGGGAGGCATCTTGTTTCTTAGAAAACTCGTAATTTCATCACCAGATTTTGAAGCGATATCAAGTTGTCTTAATTCTGACTCAGAAGGATTTTGTCGGTCTTTCCAGAAGTAGTCCCGAGTCGGATCATCGGCTAAAAATTCACGAACGTATTGAACGCAAGTTCGAACTTCGATCGTCTTTCCGTTCATGGCTTTGCAAATGTAAGATGTGTGGTCATCGATCACGGCCACGACTTCGAGTCTTTTGATCCCGATTTGCTCCAATCTTTCGGTGCGGGAAAAATTCCGGGATCTTAAAATTTGTCCCCTTACGATGTCGTCTAACTTGCTTCTAAGCCTTGCTTTTGGGTCTTCTGTTGAAACTTCGCCCTCTTTTTTCTTTCCCGGTTTTTCCTTCGGTGCCGGTCCAAGCAGTTCGTCTTGAAGCTTGCGGATTATTTCATCGGTCGAACCGGTTTCGACCGCCTCTCGGATTGCATTTTCTATTTTGTTTACGTCGTCTTTCCGATTGAATTGTTTGCCTATATCGAACTTGTATCCCCTATTAAAGAAATCTAATATATCTTTATTAGCCTGAACCCTTGGAGGATTTGTTTTTGAATTTGGGTTTTTTAGATCCTGTCCTGCGTCCCAGGCTTTCGAGATGGTTTCTTTCCATTTTTTCGCTGTTTCTTCCGGAAACTTACTTCCAAGCTCTTTCTCTAACGTATCCCAAATCGAATTGATCGCATCCGTTTTTCCAATTCCTTTTTTAGAAATTTGATTGAGTGCCTCTTTGGCTCGATCTTCGTAAGAAGCAAAGAAATGAGAAACAAAGGCGTCCTCGATCGAGGCATATACCTCTCTCTCTTTTTTGGTCCAAGCACCAAGTTCCACAAGAGTGTTGAGGTCGCCGCAAACGCGTGAAGTTTGTCCAAACTGTTTATTCATCAGGAGTTTTTTTTTACTCCCTAAATCCGGGCTTTCGAAGAAACCAAAGCTTGTGCCGCCTTGAGTTTCTAATTTATCGGGATCAAACCATTTGTCTCGTCCTAAGAGTTTTGCTCCGTCATCGGGACTAATCGCTCCGCTCTTTACCATAGAAAGAACAAGTTGGAATTCCTGATTCTTTACTTGCTCTTCCGTTAGTTTTGCTTGTGCATCGGAAAGAGGGTCGAGCGAAATCGATTTCTTCCAACTTGCGTCGATTAATTGAAAACGATTTCCTTTGAGTAACTGATCGAGTGTAATTGCGCGGATGAGAAGTTGAATGACCGGATACGCAAAGTTTCCGAGTTTGAGGAGAAAAAGTTTACCCGCGATTTTAGCATACGCTTCCGTTACCGAATAAGACCGACCGAGAATAAACAAGTCCGTATCAGCACCGGAAGAAATTTGTTCTTCGATGTAACGAGAAATTGATTCGAAGCCGCCGGTCTTAGACGCATCGGTTAAAGTATGATGATCGACCGTTGTATCGTCGTACGTTGCAAGAAAACCCGATTGAGAATTCTTTTCGAAGGATTGTTTCGCACCTTGTAAAAACTCTCTCTGTTGGTTTTCGTAAGTTTTTGCATCCGTTCCCGGTAAGAGTCGCGGTCTCTTGAATTTCGCAATGATGAATCCTAAGAGACCCCATTTGTTCAAAGTCTTGTCGATATTCTCTTGGGTTTTGAATTGAGAATTGATCCAGCGGATAGCAGATAAAAAAGGAGGAATTGCATACGGAGAATCTTCTTCTCTTTCGATTGCTTCATAGATATATTGTTCTTCGTTAAGCCGATTATATCCGAACTTTCCCCTTTCGTACGGAACAAAACGAACGATGTTGTCCGCGTCGATTTCCTTTTTGAATATGACTTTTTCAACGGGGATCAAACGAATTTCGGCCACCGAATCAAGATTTAAGGATGGAACGATCTCTGCGGATAAAGCGCCTGTCGTTATAACTTGTCTGAGTAGGTGATTCGTAATTCCACGATGCTTTTTAAAAAATGCGTCGATGTCGCTTTGAATCTTCTTTTTACCGTTTTCGTCAGTGTCTATCTTCCATTCGATTCCGGAATTCCCGAGAGTAAGCGAGCGCTTTACTGCTTGCGAAAGATCCGGGAAAGCGATTACGAGTTTTTTAATCAGAGGAATGGAATCTAACGGAAACGATGGATTCACATCCTGGACGAAAAACTCAGTTTCTTGCCGGATATCTTTGAGGTTTTTGGAACTTCCGGCAAACTCCATAAAAGAGGAAGTGCCTAAAAAATAATGAGCCAATCTTTGCCAAAAATTCATTATGCAAAACCTCCGTATCCAGATCCGCCGGACCCCGTTCCCGAAGTTTCATAAGCAATCCTTAATGAATTGAGAGCCATTCCATAATGATTCGGAACCCTTTTCTTGAACGACCATAAGGACTTTCCGTTTTCATCCTCTCCTTTCTCGCGGACAAGCATGGTAAGGTGAAACTTAAATTCTTCGTATGCTTTGAGATCTGACTCAGAAAGTAAATTAGGATTCGGGAATATAAAGAGTCCGCCCTTGATTGCGTCTACTGTGTCTTGGAGAGAGTCGTCTCGGTTTACATTGATAACACCGACCTCATCCGCACTGGGAACGACTTCAGAATTTTCCTTATATTTTTTTGTGAAGTATTGAATCTTCAAATTTTCCGGGAAGCGGAGTGCCATACGTAGCGACCAGTTTCGGTTCGGCAAAGCATCGATCACACCACTCAAAACACTGAACCGAACAATCTGTTCCGCATAACGTTCTTCGTCTAAAACGCTCGCTTTGTAAAGTCCGATGATTCGGATTCTTCCGTCTAACGTCGGTTCGCCGAAGACGGCATGTATTGTATCTCCTTGATCCGCGCCGTGATAAGTAAAGTAAGGGGAATGATCTTTAAGCCCTTGATCACCCTCCCATTTATGGATTTCATCGATTTGTAATGGTTGCTCTTCGTCTGAACTGGAGGGCCAACCGATTATAGAAATAGTAAGGTTCTTGCGTTTTGCACTCGTAACCGCTCCGAGAAGTTTGTTATAGATGAAAAACGGATTTCTCGGTGTAAAGAGCTGTGAGCATTGGTAGCCGCGACGATCTGATTTTGTTTTCGCAACATATTCCCCTTTTTGATTGTTTAGTCTTCGACCGCACTTCTCACATGCGTAGAAGACATTCGTTGCGCTCGGACTCCTTAGCGCTTCTTTGTCATCGAAACCGAATATGCTGATCGGATCTTTTAACCAGCGCTCTACTAAATTCGTCCAATGTCCGCAGGAAGGACATTTTAAAAGACGAAACCTTTGATCGGATCGGAGAAATTCTGCATGGATCCCGATATTTGGAAGCGAGGGTTGAGAACCGAGCATCATCCAATTTAACTTGGAAGCAAGGAGCCGGTCGCCAACGAACTCTATGTTTTCTTCGTCGTGTTCGTCTACCTCATCAAGCATCACGATGTCCAGGTCTACCGTTTTGGTTCCGCGCTTTGTCCAAGTCCCGCGCATCACGAGTGTCGCCTTATCAATTTTTTTCGTTCTTGTGTTGTCTACATTTGAATCGTTAAGATGAGGTTTTAAAATAGGACATTGGTTGAGAAACGGTTCGACGCGATCCTGGACGAAATCTTTCATCGAAACGTCGTCGGGAAAATAGATTCCAGCTTTGTAGCTCGACCCGTAAATTTTCCAAATGAGACGCGCCAATGCCCAGATCGAATAACCGATTTGCGCGGCTTTCAGGAAAACAATGTAAGGATGATCTTGCGATTCTCTACAGATATCTTGCCAAAAAGAGTAACCTTTAAAACTGTAAGGAATAAGATCGTCATCACCTTTGACAAAAACGTTTTGGGTGAGAAACTCTTCCATCGTTCCGTCACGTCCGGTCGATGGTTTCCCTACAAGGCTATCAAGTTCTTGAAAGAATTCTTCCTGAGCATTTTTGAATTTAGTCTTCGCCATCGGTTAGCTCCGGTAAGAATGCGATGTCGATGTCCTTCATCATCGATACTTCTCTTTTAATGTTCTCAATATATTGAGAGAAAATTTTCGGGTTCTCTTTAAGAAACGTATGTAACTGAGGAGTACTTTTGATTGCTCGGTGAACTCCACGCGCGATCTCAACGGGCTCGACACGTTCCTTTTCTTTTTCGAGCATACGCTCTATGTCGTTCATCAATCCACGAAATGTGTTTAAAGCTCCTTCTCCGGATTTGAATTCAACCGTCAAATTTCCTTGCTTATCGAAAATCTGGTTTTTAATAGCCTTGAACGTTCGAACCGTATTCACGCGGAGCGTGGTGAGACTGATCTCCGCGTCTTTCAGGGCTTCATTCTTTGCGTTCAACAGTGCTTGTTCGCGGTCTTGTTCCGCGTTCGTACCTGTTGAATCGTCGATTTCGGACAGCCAATTTCGAATGGTATTCGAAGTAATTTTAGGATACTCTGGTTTTAGGGTGCTCGCAATTTGTTCCGGGTTGTAACCGGATATTACATAAAGATTATATGCTCTCCGCTGGACTGCTTTAGAATAAGACATAGGGAGAACCATATTCCTTTTCGTCGATTGCCTCCAAACGGAAATCTAAAACTCTGTCCCCTATGTCCTTACTTTTCACGCGGCCTCTATATCTGCGTCCGCAGAAATTTCGTCTTCGAGTCGAGAAGGCTTAATGTACAAGCGCTCCTTTTCATCGTTAATTTCAACACCTAACTTTTGTTTTGCGCGAAGAGGTTCTGCAAGAATTGCTTCTTTGTTAAGTTCGATTCTCACACGAATAAAGACGTTTGATAACTTTGCCGCCCAGTCATTGAAACGCTGCAATAGTCCATTCGCGGCAAGGATCTTTTCAAAAAATTTGGCGGTTCCTTTTGTCTTTACGGAAGCTGGAATTTTTCTGAACTGAATTGATCCAGAAATCATTTTACACGTTTTGAGATTTGGGTCCGGAAATAGTTCATCTCGATAACTTTTAACATAAAAAGCAACACCGCTTGTTGCATGTTCAATCTTGGATTGAATCGGATACAAGGCATCTTCGAGATTAGATCGAATCACTGCAATTTTAGATTCGGCTTCGTTTGAAAGTCGATCCTTCTCAAGCATCTGTTCCCCGATATATTCAATCGCCCTTTCTAAATCGGCTCGACTTTTGTATTCGTTATTTGGAAGATCTACGAGAGGATATTTCTCTTCGGTTTTTTTAGTTTCGGATTTCGCTTTCTTAACTTTGGCCATCTTTGTTTCCTCCTTCCATCTCCGGCGTTACGTCAACTGTCACACCCTTAGAGGTGGATTTCACAGTGTTCGCTTTGGGGATTTGCCTTTTGCGTGCGACCTTTTTCGGCACCGCTTTTTTCTTTGCCACCTTCGCGGACTTCTTCTTCGTCTTCTTTTTTGCTACCATGATTTTCCTCCTTTATTCAAAAATCATCATGTGTTTCTGTAAAAATCGTTTCGTTGTATTTATTGGTTTTACTGCGAATTCGACCTATAAGTTCGTTCTTTACGATCGCTTCAATTTCGGGAGACACGTCTCCATCTCCTTTGATTGCGTTCTCGATCGTAACCTTATCCAAATCTTTTTGATAACGTTGCTTGATTCCCTCTCGTATCTGTTTGATGGATATTTTAAGTCGATCCATGATTCGGAGATAACCGTCGGATAAAAAGTTGCGTACGTGATTTTCTCGAATCGTTGAGTCCGATAAAACTTCGGGATATGCAAACGCGATTCCCAAAAGGGCATTCCGAATCGCGAGCGGAGTCCGATATCTGCATCCACGGATCAGTAATTCTTTTGCTTTCTCTCCGGTCTTACCGCGTTCGAATTTGATTTTAAACCCTTCTTCCGCGATCTGAATCAGTTCCGAATGACTGAGTTGGTTCATGGGTGCATGGATTGTTCGGTAACCGATTTCGGGACTGGAAAGAATACTCGAAATCCGAGTTTCCGGTTTCATGAACATTAGAATCGAAAAGAGGTGGTCGTCCTTTTCGTGGGAGATTTCCCACACTTTTTTAAGATCACGAAGCCCCCCGATGCGAAGCGCTTGTGCTTCATCAACGATCAACACAACTTTTCTTCCGATACTTCTCGCCCAGATCAAAAGCTCTCGTAGTTTGAAATACTTTTCGTTTAGATTTCCGGGAACGTGTTCTCCTGGACGAATCGTTCGAATCATGTGTTTTACTACGAATGGAATCGAAAGACCTCCTAACGCGCTTTCCCACGCCGGACCTACATGAACGAGGATGTATTTCTGTGGTTGGTTGGAGAAAAATTCAAGAAGGCTGTTATACAGATACGTCTTCCCCATGCCGACTTCCCCGGTAACTGCAAGCCAGAAATTGTTTTTCACAGCTTGGTAAGCTAACTTTGTGATCTTATCCGTGTTCCGAGTGTTTACGAAATCCGGTCGTTTGGTAAGAAGTGCATTCATTTCTCCAACTCCTTACTTATGAAATATTCTCGGATCATCTCTACGAGATCGAGAACCTCTTGTGCAGGAATCGATCCGACCTTCCGTTTGCAGGATTTCAGATTATAGAGAACAATCTTGTCGATTTCTTCGTCGGGGATTTCATCACTGAATTCAAGTTCCTCCAGAAGCCAATCATACGCGTCGTCCACCGTAGTAAATTCCTGTGGTGGCGCAGGAGTATGAGTCTTCATATCCAGTTTTGGAATATTCAATTTTCCGTATGGAGTTTTTGGAAAGTCTGGTAGAACATCGGAAAGGACGAGGGATTTTTCCACGGACTTGGCACCCTTCAATGCTTTCTTTCGGTTTTTTGTTCGTTCGGTGTCCTTAAATCCTTTTCGTCCACCCAGGTTTTCGAAAGATCCGGAAGTTCGCTCGATTGGACCTTGATCGTCGAGAAGTAAATGCCTTCCGTCGTTTGTCGTTGCGACGTAGGAACCGTCGTATCGCTTGTAGATCGAAACCTTTTCCCCACAACGATCGATTGCGACTTCTTCCAGAGAGTAGCGAAGAAGGTATTTTCTCGCTTCGATCGAAACACATCCGTAGGCGTCAACGTCTCGAATGAGTTCGGAAATCATCGCGTCTTTCAGATTTTGTTTCGTGACAGCGCGGATCGGATGATTTTGAACAGAGGCGAGCCATTTTGCATAAGTTCCAAGTTTGTCATTCCGATGGATTTGATAACGGTAAAGGAGTTCGTTTAACTCGTCGAGATTCGAAATCATTCCCTTTACGATCCGAACTTCACAACTTCGTTTGATTGCTGAAATCCGACTTTCTACTGGACCCTTAGCCTTGGAATGTCCCGGAAAATGCGGAATCCGTTTGATTCCCAATCGATGAAAAAACGGATCGAGTGTTTTGAATGCGGAGTGGCCGTCTGTGTAAAGTATCTCTTGAAGTCCTTGTAAGGGAATGTAATCGTCTTCTTTTGGAAGGACGGCTCTTGAAAAGAAGTCGGCCCAGTCTGTTGAATTCTCTCCTCCATGAATTGAATCGCTTCCGATCGCGCTTGGTGCATACGCATACACAAAAAACGCCTTTGAATGAACATCCACCGCGACATAGATATGGACTTTCCTGAGTTGCGAGTCTTCCGATCCTTCGTAGATTCGCGTTAGTCCTGCTTCCAGATCTGGTCTTACTGCGAGATATTTTTTAGATGGATGCAAGTACACCGCGTTGAGCGGAGAGGCGTCGATCATCCACGCTCGGTTTGCATACGGCTCGGACCAAGTGATCGATGCTAAAGGACGTTTGATTTGTTTTCGCGCCAGACCTCTTTCGTTCAACCATCTTCCCAGTTTGAATCTATCCCAAATTCCGGGTCGAACCTTTCCGAGTTTCTCTGCTTGCTCGATGGCAAATTCCATCGACTTCCCGTATTTCCGATTCAGCGCAAAGCCGACCGTTCGCGCATTTCCTTCTGCTCCGACTTTTTTCTTTTGTTCGTGCAGAACTTCACCGGCATACATCAGCTCCGAAAGAATAAATCCTTCTTTGTCTCGAAGTTCTTTTTCCAAACGACCAAGTCTGGATCCAGTTTTTTTGCGTTTTACCTTTGTAACCGAGACAACTGACTCTCCCTTTTCTAAGCGATTGAAGACGTCGTAAACTCTTGGCCTGGAAAGTCCCAAAACTCGAATCGCTTTTTGAACGATTTCGCCTCGAATTTTCGCGTTTTGTATTACTGTTTTTGCATATACCCATTCTCTGTATAATGGGATTACAATTCCTAAATCCAGTATTTTCATCCCAAATCCTCCATCACGGGGACCGGCAAGCAGTCAGACCACTTCTCATGAATGGATCTGTAAATTCCGGATAGAGATGTTAGAAAAATCGAAACTACTTTACCATTTTCTAAACTATGATCGAGCTTCGAAAAATCCGAGTCGTGCGCGGCGAGTAACACATCCGCTTGTGCCTGGATTGAATTCAGGGATTCCATTAGAATTCCTGAAAGTTCCTGTCTTTCTCGAAATGCTTTCCTTACTTCCGGAGAAATTCCGGTTTCGCGGGTCTGGTCATCCACGATTTTATGAAGCTCATCCATCGCGGTTCTATAGCTTGTGGCTTCTTTTTTTGTATTCGTGATTTGGTTTTCTAAATCGCCAATACGTTTGTCTTTATCCGCAAGGATTTTTGAGACTTCTTTCTGATTCTTCGATGCGAAACTCTTTTCGTAGTCAGAAAGACTCATCGCTCTTCCATCCGGAAAGCGCACTTCTCCGTCCTCGAAAAGTGCGTTCTCTTCTCTGAGTCCTTCGATGATTCGAAGAAGTGCTTTGTCGCTTTTGCCACCCAGAGACTTCCGGTTGATTTCGGAGGAGAAGAGTTTGCTTACAGCGGGAAGCGCTTTTTCGATTTTCCACCATTCAAAGACAGTATTCTCGTTTACAAACTGTTCCATCCCTATGCATCCGGGAACTTCAAGATAAAGCTGTTCCTGGTTGACTTCGGCTAACGCAACGAGTACGGTTTCTTGGCCGACTCGAATCATCTCCGTTCCGGCGCCGATTTGACTCATCAGATAGTTGAGCCGCGCTCGCCTTTGTTCGGATGTTACAAGTGGAACCGGTGCAGTCGATTCAGGTAGCGCCACTTCCATCGATTCCTCGACGGTTATCGAGGCTTCTTCCGACCAAACTTCCGCAACAGACGACAATTTCTTTACGTTAGGCGTCTTTGTCTTTGTGGGGGTTTGTTTTGTAGTCTTGTTCTTCTTGTTTTTTTGGGGCATGCTTCTTCTCCAAGCTGATCATTTCTATTTTTAATTCGTTTACAAATTCTTCGTGGTCTTCTGTGAGATTGTTTTTTCGCAAAAAAACCATGTTGCAGGCGCTTGAGTCGATTAAGGTTTTTGCAATCTCCGTCATATCCGTAATGCCCATTAATACGAACGCTTGCAGAATTGTATGTCGGGCAATGAGTAGTTCTGTTATGTTTTTATCCACGGCTTTCATCCGATTTAATATACTTTAATATTCGATTCCATAATGTTTTCTTTTTGTAATGCAGTAGAGCAGGCTGCAAGTAAACGTAACTTTTCATACAATCATCCCCAGGAATTGTTTATGAATTTTTGCAAGGTTTCCGTTTTTCTTATATTCTCCCGCTGGATCAATGTTCAAATACGCTGGTCTCATTTTCGCTTCGATCGAAATCAAAAGTGCGAGTTCTTTTGAAGTGTGCTTTTCCTTTTGAACGTCGTGAAGCCGATCCCAGTATGCCTTAAATTCCGTTTCGGAGAATCCTGAATGAATAAGTGCCTTTCGAAATTTTAGAGGATACGTTTTCACTTTATTGTTTCTCTTTCTGAATTCGTTCTTCTGTGAGTTCTTCGTTCTGCCATTCCGTAAAATCGGCGATATTATCTCGTTTCTCTATGTACGCTTGGAAGATTGCGGATCTTCCGAGAGCTTTCTCGGCTAGTCGCTTCCATTTCTCTACCGAATCCGCTTCTTCTCCGAGTTCGAGCAAGACTTCGTCCGAGTATTTTTTATATAGCGCTTGGCGCAAAAATGCGATCCGCTGAACCGTTTTCATTTCGCCCTCATCGACTTTCGAAAGACTCGATTGTCTCTTCGAGACACCATTTCGTGAAATTCTTTTACTCCATAGGCTTTACCGGCTTCGTAAATTTCCCCGGAGCCCGTTCCTTTAAGATGATTATAACCTTCAATAAAACCGGTCAAAAATATAGTTTGATCTTTTTTTGATTCGTAGGTTAAGGCAAGTTTTTCCGCCCTTCCGAGAGTCTTTTCATTCATACTTGTACCAATATAAGTATATTTGTATATTCTAATAAATTTAAAGCTCCGCAAGTTCCCAATGATTTCCGGAAACCATTGAGTCTTGAGATTTGATTCGATCCCTTCTCAAATCTCTGCCGCCTACGGCTCGGCATTTTTACTTTTTTAAAGTTTTCCATTTCTTTCGTTTTGCGCTTTGCGAAGTAATTCCTTTCTTTCTTTTGGAGTTCCCCAAGCGTTCATACGAATTTGCTCACCTTGTTCAGTAAGAAATTTGAAGTCGTATGTAAGGATGTCGAACTTCCCATTTTTAGTTTCAACGAAGATGTCGCGCTTTCCGTCGTCGTTGATTTCATATACAAGTCTAAGTCTCATGCGATCTCCGTATCGAGTTTATCTCGATTCCACGCCTCGGCGGCTTCGAATGCACTTTTGCAAAATAGGGAGATGACGCTCTGGTTCCCTTGCGATTCTGGGTCGGAGGTCGAAGATATTTTAGGAATCTTCTTGCTCATTGTAATTTCCTTTCGCGTCTTCCAGAAGAATATACAGATGGGTTTGTTCTGTGTTTACGATCTTCTTTACAGGAGCAGGGCATTTCTCCGTTAACGCAGGAAAATTGTGCGATCCTTTTGGATAGTTTGCCGTGTGCTTTATTCAGTAATTTGAATGCTGAAATTACCGAATCAGGTTTTGATTTCATCGCTTGAATTAGTCGACCTCTTCGAGTATTAGAAACTTCCTGCGGTAGACCGATTTCTTCGAAATATTTGGAATATGCGCGAGCGATCACGAACACCACTTCCGCCCTTGCTCGGCACTTTGAAAAATTGCGTGGAATAGTTCGACTTCTCTGTTTGTATTCTTGTGTCAACTCTTGTAAGTGAATCGTTTTCATGCGGCGAACCTCGGAGCGAATGCGGATTTATAGATTGGATAAACAAGATCGTATTGAGCTTTACGAAACTCTTCCCAAGTGGTTACGAGTCCCTTATGAGCTGTGCGGTATTCGAAACGTTTGCGAACCATCCATTCGAACGCTTCTTCAAACGTAACAGGGTTTCCTAATATTTCTCTTTCCTTATGTTCTTTGTATGCTTCGCGTGCATCTGCGACGGAGATCTCCCATTCGGCCAGGAGGATTTCGTTTACGCGTCTATAGGATTTATGATTTTGAATACAATGTGAAAAAGTTGCCTTATTGATTACATACTTGATTGCGAGCTCAGAGATTGTTTTTCCTGGTTTCGCAATTAGCTGGAGCTTTAACGCAGAAAATTGCCGTCCTCTTCTTTTATTGAACATGAAGGACCTCATTAGAAGTAGGATGAAGAAGCCCTTCTTTTTCTAGTAATGCGCGTATATTGTGGCCGGGAGCAATACCGCTAAATACTTGAGTTACATAACCGTAATTCAAGTTATTGATTCGAGTCCACTCCGCGACGCTCCCATATCGATATCTCAGTTCAGTTTTGATTTTTTGTCGGATTTCTTTGGGAATAAATCGTAACTCCGAATCCAAAGAAGGGCTGGAATTCTCCTCTACCGCCAAATTGTTTTTGTTCATGATTGACCGCCGTTTATGCCGAAATAATATCTGATTAACTGCAAACTAATATGTATCCTATTAGAATATTTTCAACAAAAAAATTAGCCAAAGGGATATTTTTTTTAGATGGCAACATTGATGGATAATGTTGCCCAAAATGAAATTCCGAAGCGGGTTCGTGAATTAATTGGCGCTCTGGGAATGACGCAGAAAGAATTCGCTGATAAATTGAACTTAACTCCCGCTTTTATTAATAATGTGTTGAATCAAGGAAAATCGTTTTCACAAGAGACCATAACGAAGATTTCCTTCAAATTTCGAGTAAACATAAACTGGCTTCTTTCTGGGGAAGGAGAAATGTTTATCCCTTCATCTGAAGAAATTCACAAGCAAGTGGACGAATTTAGGGAGCTATTGGGAAAACTTCGGAAACGTGAGGGTATGATAGATTTTGTTCGAGTTGTTGCTAATTCAACGGACGATGAATGGAAACGAATACGTGAGATGACCCGGCTCATGCTTGGAAAGTAAGAAGAAGACGCTATTGAATTTGAATTATGTCTAAAATTTCCTCTGCGGCTGCACGTATAATTATGTTCTTTGGAATGCTATTGTTTAAAAGTATATTGTGTGCTAAAACATCTAAAATTTCTTCAATTCTTCTCAATATTATTTCTACTTCTGAATTATCCAACATGATTTCGTTTCCTTATCGCTTGTGTAGTATGAGCAAATCCCCCGACAAAATCAAAGCTAAATTTTGCAAAAACATTGCATTTCTTATAAGTTATGTGGCATTGGGGCCTTATGGCCACAATACTTGCATTGATTTCTCGAATAATTTTCAGTGTTGGAATGGAGGCGCGTGGATCGGATTTAGTTCTTCCAAATTATATCGATGCAAAATGTCCAAATTATGGAATCCTTTCACCCGATCCCGAACTGGAAAAAGAAAGGTTCGAAGATGATCCAACGAACATTTGGGTAAAAAATTCAAAAGGTATTCACACGGTCGTTCCAGCATATACCGCAACTGACGCTCTTAAAATTTATGAGAGTTGGGAATTTCGTCAGTTTTTAACGGTATATGAAATGGTCTGCGGTAAAGGATTGAAACCACCGTTTTACGACATGATTCCATACATTAAATTTGAGTCTCTAAGGGAATGTATTCGAAAAGGCAATAGTTCAAACAATCCCCGCGCCAGCGGAATGTTACGAGGAAGCAAATGCTCAAAAAAAATAAATCAATCTTACTTCAAGTTATCCTAATATTGTTCGGATTTCTATATTCGATTCCAATCTATGCCGAGGAATCATCTTACGCATTGGAGGCACCTTGCCAAGAATTTGGGAACTATCCCACGTTAGAAGAAATCAAAAAGGCCAAATTGAAAGACGATCCAACAAAGATTTGGGTTACAACTATAAAGGGTGATCGCATTTCTGTCCCAACAACGGATGCGTATGACGCAATTCAAATCTCGGATGAAAAAGGATTTCATAACTTTATGAAAACATACGAATCCATTTGTGGGAAAAGCGCAAAACCTCCATTTTACGATTCGATTCGTTATGTTGTTGAAACTGAGACTCGTAGCTGTGAAGAAAAATCCAAAGGTTTTAGAAAATCAACTGTCATGCGAAGTGAAATCTGGAAATCCAAAGCTGAGCGTCTTTCAATTTCAATTTGCTATGATACACGTAATGCGATTTTAAATAATCCATTAACTCTTCCCGAACCATTAGATCCTAAATGTCCGGACTTTGGTATTCTCCCTTTAAAAAAAGAAGACCTGAATAAGTTTAAACTGAAAAGTGATTCAGGGAATTTATGGGTTAGAACAATAAACGGAAAATTTTTAGCAATCAGAAATGATCAGGCAACGGAAGCATTTAAAATTTCAGATGACGAAAGTCTATTTTATCACTATGTCAATTATGCAATGGTTTGCGGGGAAAAAATTCCTCCTCATTTTGATATCATCCCGTATCTTGAAACCGAAAGCGCGGCGGGTTGTATTCGGCATGCTGATAAAAATAATCCACGTGCAGAAGCTGAATGTTATGAAAAGGCGAATGGCAGTTTTCTTACCGATAAGTTGAAAAAGAAAAAATAACCTATTTCCCCAAAATCGCAATTAACCCTGAATCAATCCCAAGGCCTGTTTTCGAGTCAAAAGATCAAAGGGTTTCTTGTATTGCCGCATAGAAAAGTCATTAAGATCAACTTTGTAAATTCCCTTCTCGTTGATCGAATCACAGAGTCCCTTTGCCGTTTCAAATTGAGAGTAACTCCGCTTTTGGAGTTTTCTTTTGAACAGGGATAAGGGATTTCGTGGTCTTTGCCGGATAGTCTTACGGCGTTCTGATTCCAAAATATTGATTATTGTATGAGCTTGAGAAGTATTCAAGGAGGAGATGGAATCGGACCCGGTTTCATTCGAAACGATTTCGTAAACTTTTACTTTCGACAAACCTGCTTCTCTTGCGGTCGCCCAAAGCTTTTTAAGTTGGTCTGAATTGATTTTATTGTCCGCTATCATCGCATAAGTCTCTAAAGGATCTTACATCAATTTTTCCGAGTTGACAACTTTAATTTTATATATTATAAAACCATTAACTATGAACGCACTTGTAACAAAATCATCAAAAATTAAACTATCATCTCATATCAGAAAGCTATTTTACTCGCCGAAAGAATTCGGTAGAATCTTAGGAAAGAGCGAAAAAACGATACTACGTTGGGATGAACGAGGCGATTTCCCTTTCCCAAGATATGAACTTGGTGAACGAAGTACCGTTTGGCTAATCTCCGATGTAGAGAAATGGCTCAATTCCCGCGCAAGTAAAAAGTAAAGACATAGCGGACATTCAAGACCCGCGTTATACTAAACCTCTTTCTATCAAAAACACATAGGCTATACTTGCCGTGTGCCAAAAGCAAATTTTAAATTCGATTCAAACGGAACTCTAAAATTAGATTCCGGTCTTCTTCTCCATAACTCTGGCGTTGCGCGGGGAGAATTCCGTTCTCTCCACGCCGACTTTTTTCAGAGCGGAGTTTCCGTAAATACGAGCGACACAACCACGCTTGTGGAAAACGAAGAATTCGCAGAATTTAATTTCCGCATGTTGTCCGCAGTTTTGATTCCAGGATGGTGGTGTGATCTCAGAAAGCCGGGTGTCTTAGAATCTGCAACCGAACTTTTTGCAACTAAAATATATACCGATCACCAAAGAAGTGTCCGCAATTCTATTGGAATTACGCGCAACCCTGTATTCACAAATCGTAATGGAATACCAGGGGTCGATTCTGTATTCAGGATCTTTAAAGCGTTTGGATCCGATGTAATTGCGCGGTTAAAAACGATACCTGCTTTGATCGATGCGAATTCGGTTGGTATCGTTTTCGCATATGAAAGATCGCATCCTCAGCTGGAAAACTTTTACGAACGCTTAGGCGAGATCGTTGATGGTGGGATCGTAAGACTCATTGTAACAAAAATTCTTTCCATTCCGGAAACAAGTCTCGTTGCCATTCCTGCGGATGATACTGCTAGGAAGTTCGAAGAATTTAACTTACCAAACAGCAATCTTACAAACCAAAACAATCAGGAGGATAAGATGAAAATCAAACGTACTATTTTGTCACTTCTGGGGGTTGATTCCCAAAAATTCGGTCTGTCCTCTGGGGAGGGCGAATCTGTGGAATTGCCGTCGGAAAAAATGGAATCCGTGCTGGAAGAAGCGGGGAAAACCATCACAAAATTGCAAGACCAAGCACGTCAAAGCGCCGTTTTGCAAAACAACCTAAACCAGTTCGCAAAACTTTTTGGAAGCGAAGTATTCCCGGAAGGAATCGACTTCGCATCCAAAGTAACCGAACTCAAAGCTCTGCTGGAAGAACCTCAAAAGTTACTCAACGTTGAAAGGGAAAAGGCCATCACCGCATTTCGTGCGTTCTCGAAAAACAATCCCGATCCAGTTATCGAAGGTTTGATCCAAGGTGCAAATCTCGAACAGGCAAAGGCGTTTTTGAACCGATTTGGCGCTTCTTTAGAAAATTCGCATCCACTCAAATGTGAAGACTGCGGTTCGAAAAAGGTCTCTCGAGCATCCGGAAGCCTGAACGAACCACAAGGCGGAGCGAACACTTCCCAAAAGAAAAGCCCCGACAACTTTAAACTGAGTAAAAAGTAAAAGGAGAACGAACATGCCTTTAGATGAAGCATTCGATGTCGGTTATCGCGGAATCATTGAGCCTAAGACGATCACCGTAAAACATCAAACTCTGACGAAAGCCGACGAAGGTAAACCGGTCAAGGTTTCTGCAAACATGGAAGTTGTCCTCTGTGCTGACGGAGATTCTCCGGTAGGACAAATCGTTTCCGTAGATGAGAAAAAGAAAGTACTCGGACTTCAAGTAAGTGGAGTCTTCGAATACGCGTATTCCGGACCGGATCCGGTTCCAGGTTTTCTGGACATCCAAGGAGACGGAGCCGGAAAAATCAAAACTGCGGCCACCGGAACCCGTGTTCTCGCAATCTCGGTCAATACCGGATCTAAAAAACTTGTTTGTATAATATAAGGAGAAAAGAAAGTGCCACACGTAAAATTAGACAACGGACTCGTTCGTCTCGACCTACAAGCAGAGGCGTATTCCGACGCGAAACGCGACGGGCTTTCCATGAGCGAGTTCATGGAAAAAGAAGAGTCGACCTTCGGATACGATCCGGAAACTCCCGTCGGAAAAAATCTTTCCCCATTCGAACGCCAACTCATGGCGAATGACGTTCCTATCGGTGAGGCTTCGTTTTCTGTAGATGACTTCATAAAGGCATCGAACCAATCGAAATATCTCTTCCCCGAGTTCGTAAACCAAAACATTTACATCGGGATGAATATGGGACAACTTCAAGTGAAGTTGGAGGATACTCATTCCGTAAAAACTCGCATAAGCCAAGGTGCAGCGCGGTCCGTAGCGTTTGACATCGAAGGCTCCGATCTCACCGCAAAGAAAAAGGCGAAGGAAAGCGGAAGTAGATTTCCAAAGGCTACGATCAAAACTCAGGACAAAGCGATTGAAACCAGTCCGGTCGGACTCGAAATCGATTTCACCTACGAGTCTCTGAAGAGAATGCAAATTCTCAAAGTGCAAAATATCTTTCAAGTTTTTGGTTGGAAACTTTCCCAACAGATTACGAAGGAAGCGCTACGCGTCATTAAGATCGGCGACGGAAACACTGGAACAGAAGCGTCGTCCTCTCAGACGGCTGCGAGCGCTTGGAAATACTCCGACGTTGTAAATCTTCTTCTTTCCGCAGATCAAGGAGTGGAGTTCACACATGCCGTCGTCTCCAAAAACTTTTTGGAAAGGATGCTCACCGACGAAACGAACTTCAAACAGTTCCAGTCGATGAACCTTCTGGAAGGATACGTGAAGACCGGACAGGTTCTCAACTTCTTCGGCGTGAATTGGAAGACTCATCCGGATATGGATGACGATGCGATCCTTGCTTGGAACAAGGATGTAACCTTGGAATTGTACGAAGACTCTGCGGGCCAACTCGTAGAAAGTGACCGGTTTATCCGGGAGCAAATCGAAGGAACCGTAATCTCTTACGATTTCGCATTTGCAAAACTCTTTTCGGCAAGCTGTCACTACAAAACGAAGAAACCTTAATCGGATCGACAAACGTATGTTAAACGAAGTCGCAGAACTCAAAAGCCAACTCAGGATCCAGGCGAAGACCCTGGATCTTTCCGACGTAAAAGACGGAAATTCCGCCTCTCCGTATGAGGATTTCCTTGAGTCTGCGGCTGCTTTGGCAAAAGCACGACTAACGTCCTGGGGGGTTGCAATTCCTGATAGTCCTCCGTATACAACCGAACTTCGGACATCCGAAATTCTTCTCATCAAAGCCGAAATCATTGAGGAGTTTGGATACAACGATGGTTTTGATCCGGAGGAAGTTTCCACCGGTGGAGGCGAAGGGACGAAAGTCAAACGATCTCGAATGAGCGCGGAAGAGAGAGGAGAAATCGTAGAAGGTTTTCGGAATAAAGCTTACTTCCTTCTTTTCGGAAAACAACCTTCCGAATCTCCGGGGGTTGCATAATGAGCATTCACTCAATGCTGAATCGTGCTTTTGAAAAAGGAGCACAAGCCAAAATCAAAATTCTTACTCCGACTTCGGCTCCTGCTCCATCCGGACTGAACGCTTCTAAGAAAACGACGTATAGAGAAAGTGAGGACATCCCTTGTATTTGGATTTGGAAGGATGCTACATCCGACAACGAAGTCGGAGAAAGACAAGAATACCGAACAGTTTGTCAAATCCGCCCGGAAGATTTGGGAACTACAATCGTTGGACAGGAATGCAGAGTTCAGAAAGACGGATCGGAATGGCTCGTCGATACGATTCACCCCGTGCAAGAGCTGGAAGGATTTTCATTAATCAGGATCGAAGTCACGAAACCAAAAGCGGGAGGAAACAAAGTATGAAATTCCTTACCGTAACGGATACGTTTGGTCCGGCACTTCATAGCGCGGTTTCAAAAGGACAAGACAAACTCACAAAAGTCCAAGACAAGAATGCGGCAATTGTACAAGCGAACGTCATCAAGGGGATTCGTTCTCAAAAATACAAATCGGATTGGCCGGAACTTTCCGAAACGACAAAAGAAAGAAAAGAGGAAAAAGGGAAATCTCCCTTGACTCTGATTGAAGACGGAGAACTTTCTGCTTCTTTTGAGATCGTAAAAGGTAACGATTCCACGGTTATCGTTGGGACCAATTCTCCGTACGCTCGGGTTCACGAATTCGGATTCGAGACAAAAAACATTCCGGCCCGACCCTATTTCAGACCTGCATTAGAAGATTCTAAAAAATTAATACTTAAAAATTTCAAGGACGCCTTGAGGGAGATTTTCAAAAAATGAGAAAGTCTCACATAGACTATATCCGCGAGATGGTGGAAAGCATTCGAATTGATGGAAGCGCAATGATTCCGCCCGATCGATTTTTCGAATACCTCCCTCCACTGGATCAAATTCAGGAAAAAACTCCGTGTGCGATTCTAAAGTATTCAGAGCCTACGAACACTTTAGGAAGAAAGATTAAACATCGTTTAGAAAGAATCGTTCGAGGTAATTCCGTTTTTTTCAAAAACGCGGTGCGTCATGTGAAACAGGAGTTTCGATACACGATCGATTTCTGGTTGAACAACCCGGACGCGGATGTAGTGAGCAATGTCACAAATCGCGGAATCCTGGATCAATGCCTTTTGTTTGTAAGCCTTCGTACATGGATCAAAGCAGCAGACGGAATTCCGATTGAGGTTCGCCTCGGTAAAACCGGACTTGTAGACGATCCCGCAAAAGAAACCGGAAACTACAAACTCTATGTAGAAATCATTTTTAAAGACGGACTCTATACGATCGAAGAAGAGGAAACATTGGCCGGAACAGAATTGGAGATCGAAGAGTCCGGTATAGAAGGAGTATAAGGTGAACAGTTTTCAAAATATATTCATATATCATAAAGTTATTATAACAAAAGGAGGAAAGTAATGGCTATAGGATCAGTCACAACCACACACGTTTCCGGAGGACTCGGAAATAGTTTTCCGTACGAGGATAAAGTCCATGCAAAAATCGGTCAGGCAGAAGGATACACCGCAAATACGCCGATCCTTATTTCTTCGTACCAGCAAGGAAAAGACGTTTTCGTAAAGGGAGAGTTAGTCGATGCCTTAAAACAACACTTTGAGGAATTCGACGAAAGCCAGGGCGAAGTCCCGGTTCCAGTCCTTTGTATTCGTCCCGAAAATGATCAGGCGGGAAGCGTGGATCCTATGATTCCTGGACCTGCGAACACTGGTTTGGCGGACCCGCCTACAATTTTGGGTACCTCGGTCGGAAACAGAGGTGTCGTTTTAAAAATTACGAAAGCGGGTGCGCTTGGAACCGCGGAATATCGTAAAAGTGAGGACGGTGGGGATACGTTTGGACCCCTGCTTGTCACTCCTCTATCCGGAATGATTGCGCTTGCCGTTGGAGTTACCGCAACGTTTCATAATGATACTCCTCTCGCAGATACGTTTCACGTAGGTGATACATTTACGTTTAACATCAAGGGTCCAGGCTCATCCCCAGGAGCAAGGTTAGCCGCAATCGAAACGCTGAAAACCATCGATCAAGGCAACTCTCCATTCTACTGGTTCCACCACGTTGGTGGAGTGGATCGAGCATTCGCTATTTCAGTTTCCGCTCTTCTTGAAGAAATGAGAACTGAAAATCTTTTTCGTATTTTTGCGGTACTGGAAACAAATCGAAAACTTCCATCCGAATCTGTGGAAACGTATTTCCTACGAATTCAAGATGAGTGGGATTCGTACGAAAACGAAAGAGTTTGTGTAGTTGGAGCAGAAGGCCGTTACATTCCTAACGGGATCCAGTCAAACGGTGGATGGAACGCATCTCTTGAACTTGCGGGAACGATCGGAGAGTGGCGCAATGCGGCCACGTTTTTATGTGCGAGACTTGCGGCTCATCGAGTTAACGTTAGCGCCGCTTGGGTCGCTAGAAACAAATCTAAAACCTTGATCGGAATTCGTTACTGGAATGATGGTTACAAAGGGTATCAAACCGCCTTTGATGATTTGGGTCTGACCATTCTTCAAATCTATCCAGACTATCAAGGTGTCTTTATCGCATCCGACAACCTGATGGCTGGACCTAATTCAGACTTTCAGTATATTCCAGAACTGCGTCGTGCAAACAAAATGCACCGTATCGTCTATCGTGAATCTCTTCCATTCCTAAAGTCAGATACGGAAACAAACTCTGGAAGTGGAGGTTTAGACTATCTTAAGGCTACGATCGATGCGAAAGTTTCCTCCGAAATGGAACGTGCGGGAGAAGCGGAGATTTCGGGCCACGAAATCAAATTGCAACCCATCAAGAAGATTAACGGAAGAAAAATCCTTCCCGTGACTTTAAAGATGTACATCAAAGACCGAATCGATGCGATTCAGTGGTCGACTGAATTCGCGTTGGCATAATCAAACTAATATAAGGAGGAAATCAAAATGCCAAATCCAGGAGATATTTTACCGCAGTCACTTTCGTTCGAAAATTTTACCTTAACTATGTTGGGTAGAGAGTTGATTAAGTTTTCTAAATTTAATTTAGACTACGAAGCGGACATCGCATTCAAGCTCGGCAAAGGTGGAGAACCAGTAAGCTGGTCTGTAAAATCTTACAAACGTCAGGCGAAAGCTACGATCGAACTCGACGAGTTGAAATATATGATCAAACTCGCTACCCCTTTTGGTGGGGATCTTCTCAAACTTTCACCTTCGCCGATTACGGCACACTGTGAGGTAGAAGGTGGAACTCTTCTTTTAACCGTTCCAGCCGCTAAGATTGTAAAGTTTTCGCTTCCGTTCGAAAACGGGGCGGATACCGCCGAGACGGATCTTGATCTTGCGGTTACGAGTTATCCAATCATTACATTTACATAATATATAATATAAGGAGAATATAAAATGGAACTACAAGGCACTCAAAAATTTAACGATTACCAACAGGCGATTTCAAATCTTCCTAAGGATTATGTTTCGATCGACGAAAGCTTTCTTGCTCGTTACGAAGTAGAGATAGAAGTGATCAAGGAATTTTTGGATGACAAAGGCGGGCTACACCTCATTCAAGTGGATGAATATTCCACACTGTGTAGAGTCCCGTCGAAAGAAACTTTCTCCAAAGTTTCCGAGCGGACAAAAAAGTTAGATCCGATCGAGGCTGATATTGATTTCGTAAATCGCTGTTTGGTGTATCCAAGTTCTGAGACATTTTCCGGTTGGATCAATAAAGGCGCTCCCGGCCTTGCCTCTTCGATCAGTCGTAAGATTTTTGATCTTGCAAAACTAAATCAAGAGGCGGTTTCAAAAAAGCTTTAGCGGATCGGGATGCGGAGATTCGGTTGGGGATGGGAGCGCTTGAAAATTTAATTCGTCTCTTGTCTCCCGAGACTCCGATTCCGGATCCGTTTGACGCGGAAGAAATCGCAAGAAGAAGCAAAGACCTGCAATGGACGCAAGAAAGGATTATAGATATGATCGCGGCTGGAGTCGCTAAGGGAATCGCAAAAGCATTCGGCAAATGATAATTTTATTTACAAGAGATTTTTAATTTAGGATATAGGAATATACAAATGGCGAAAGATTGGAAAGGTTTTGATCCAAAAAATCCCACAGCGAGCAATTTAATTCCGTTTGCTGGAGTGATCTATTTTTTCTTACATCTTTGGTCTTTCTTTCCTTTATTTGGAATCATTCCTGCGTTAATCGTCATTCCGTTTAACGAAAATAAATTTCTTAAATACCTACCTCTTGTAACAAACCTTTTTGTGTCCACGGTCTATCTGCTTTACAAGTAGGTAATATGGATACATTCGAACTCGGTGTTGTTTTAAGTCTCAAGGATTACGTATCCGGACGCCTTGGAGAAATCGAGGCGAGATGGAAAAATGTTCGAAAGAGTATGGATGATACATCCGCATCCGCAAGGCTTTTTGACCGTTCGATGGGAATGGTTAAAACCGGACAAAGTCTGCTCGAATATGGATCCGGTGCATTATATTTTTCTAAATCTCTCATCGAAGCGGGTCTTGAAGCAGGTAAGCTCGAAAAAAATATAGAGTCTTTAGGTGTAACTAAGGACGAAGTTTCTAAAATTTCTTCGGAAGTTCGCGCCATGACAGGCGACATGGGAATCGCTCAAGAGACTTTCTTGTCCGGAATCTATGACATCAAATCCGCTGTTTCGACTTTAAACCCTGCGGAACTTTCGAGTGTCGCGGGCGCATTGGGTAAGGCCGCAATCGCAACCAAAGGAGATTTTGCGGGTCTTGCCGATCTTTTCGGAACCACACACGCACAGTACAAAAAAATGTACAACGAATCGGATGCTGCGTTTGCATTACGTTTTGCGAATACTCTTTCGTTATCGGTTCAGAAATTTAAAACGGATGGCGCGAAGATGCAAGCCGCGATGCAAGGGTTAGGCGCAACAGCAGCCGGAATGGGTGTCAAGCTTGAGGAGCAGATGGCCGTTTTAGGGATGCTTCAAAATACGATGCTTCCTGGGGTTGCTGGAACCAGTTACCGCGCTTTCTTGAGTTCAGTTGGCGAAGGATACCAGAAGCTCGGACTCAGTGCGAAAAACGCACAAGGTCAAATCAAATCCATGCCTGAGCTTTTAGAACAAATGAATAAAAAATATCGGAACTCCTTTGTAGTCGACCAGGCTACAGGTAACAAAGTTCTAAAACTCGACGCACGGAACGAGATCAAAAAAGCGTTAGGCTCGGAAGAAGCGGTGGCCGCACTTGAAAACCTTCTTCCGAAAATGGGAGAGTTAAAAACTTCAATTTCGGAAATCAAAGACGCGAACCTAAGTGGAACCGCGCAAGCGTTGAACAAAATGTCAAATATTAATCAGGATAACCTCTCTCATCAATTGGAAAGGACTTCCGAAGTCTGGAAGAGTTTGAAGACAAGCCTCGGTCAAGATATTTCAAGCGGTCCTATTATCGGAATAACAAAAGGTTTTGCTGATATGCTTTCGGGCATGACAAAAATATTGGATCAAAACCCAGGGCTCAGGAAATTTATTTCCTACCTCGTGATCGGCGGTTCCGTTGCGTTATTTTTAGGTGGTGCGTTTACTACTCTCGTCGGAATCATTGGAGCCTATACCGCAGTGACTAGCTCCGCCGCCGCGGCAAAAATTTTTGATACGATAGCGACGGTTAAAAACTGGGCGGCAAAAGTTGCCAACAGAACCGCAACGATTGCTTTAGCCGTCGCAGAATACGCGTTAATCGGTATCGTTGGCGCTGCGATGTATTCCTGGCAAGCGTTGACGTTTCTGTATGGTATCATGACTAGCCGGACAAAGGCGCTTGCCGCTTGGCAAACAATCCAAACCGCGGTTACAACCGGACTTACATGGGCGTCTAACGCTCTCAACGTATCTCTTTGGGCAAACCCGATTACATGGGTGGTTGCCGGAATTTTACTTGCGGTTGGGGTTGTGGCTGCTGCGGTATATTACTGGGACGAATGGACAACGGCTGTTGCAAACGCATGGCAAGAGCATAAATTTCTAGTTTCCGCCTTGCTACTTTTGACCGGGCCGATTGGCACCATCATCGCGTCGTTAGTCATAATCAAACAAAACTGGGCGACAATTGTAGGCTGGATCGACAAAGCCGTGGTTGCCGTAAAAAGTTTTTTTGGCATGGGAGGCGATCAAGTTGCGATCGGAGTAACACAAGATTCCCTCAAAGCTGTAGATGTCAAACCGACAACTTCCGAACCAAAATCCATTTTTGATTCTATGGGTATGGGAAGCGTTGACAAAATGCTTTCTCAAACAGGTGGCGCTAAACTCGATCTAAACAATCAAGCTCAATATTCCAAAGCATTAGAAATTCCTAAATTAGATCCTTCTTTATTAAATAGTCCATTGCAAGGTTTTCCAGGAGGAACGTCCAAGGCTCCTGCAATTCAAATTACAATCAATCGACTCGTAGACAAAGTTACATTTCAGAATAATTCTTCCGGTCACAAAGAGGCCGGAGATTGGATTGGGAATGTCTTTACAACCGAAATCAAAAAATCTGCGGATCAAGGGAACCCTATGACCCCGTACGCACTTCAATTTGGAGGAACTCAATAATGTTATTAGACCCAACACCAGGCGGCTCATTTTTAGCGATTACTGGATCCGATTTGGATCCTGTAAAAATAGGAGATTATCGCTGTCCCAGGGGAACCAAGGTAACGATCTCTCAGGAGAAAAACTATTCCAAGACAACCGTTCAAGGACGGGAAGGAACAATCAAAGAAGTTGTAGGTTTTCACGATTGGCAACTTACGATCGAATTCGAGTTTGTAAGTAATACTGGAATGCAGATAGGTGCAATTTCGGAGTTACGAGATATTCTTTCAAAATGGAAAGAAACAGAATGCATTTCCATTATACACCCTAAAGTAAACGCGCTCGGAATTATTTGGATCGCTTTAACACGAATCGAATTCCCCGACGAGGATCGTAGTTTTGAACTTCCGGTCCGCATAGAAGCAATCAGCGATGATGCACTTTTAAACTTGGAGACTCCTCCTAAATGAACGAACGCGTTCACTTTGTGAGAGAATATGATACGCTCCAGAGAATCGCGGCATTCTATTGGGGAGACTGGGCATTGTGGCCTCTTCTTCAAGATTCGAATGCTCATCTCATTCAAACGATCGGTTTCGATTGGTCTGAAAAATTGCAAGAAGGAATTCCTTTGAAAATACCGTTGGATCTTCTTACTTCGGACCTCGAACACACAGTGAACGAAACCGATTCTTACGAGTCCTTAAGTTTATTCTACTATTCTACAGAACATTTCAGTGAAAGAATTCGAAACCAAAATGAAAGAAAAATTCTTCGTTATTTAATCGCAAGCAGAATAACGATTCCAGCACTTGTGGATCGAAGATCATTTCAAACCGCTAAAGAGAGAATCAAAACATGGCTTTAATTATGAGACAACGCTTACAAATTGGAAAGATTGTTATTCACAAAATCATTGAAGCAGAACTCGTTTCCGGTAGAAGAGAACCTCACTCTCAGCTAACGATACGGCTTCCAAAAATCAAGGGATTCAATAGAGATTTGATCAAAAAAGGCGATATTGTGCAATGGTGGGCTTGGTATGAAGGATACAAAGAATCTCTTGAATTTGAAGGAAAAATTGTAAGCATATCTCCAAAGATGCCTTTAGAAATTGTTTGTAGAGATGGAATGTATGATCTTCAGCTCAAAACTGTAAATTTTCACATCAATAAAATGACTGTTTCCTCACTCGTAAATCGTTGTGTAGGAGGAGAAGTGATTTCTAAAATTGATCCTGCAATTTCAAATCAGTTGGTAGGTGATGATTTAGCCGCAGGAAGAAGAGTAGCATTTGTTTTGCGCCGTTTGGCAAAACAAGGAATTGATTCTTTTTTTCGTCGAGGGATTTTGATCGTCCAAAACCCTACTCGTATTTCGGCGAGCGCAGAAAAGAAAGTCTTTCAAATCGGCCACAACGTAATCAAGGACAATCTATCTACACGAGAAAGTAGACCGATCAAAGTAAAATTAAGAAGTTATAATATAGATACCGGAAGAATGCAGGAAGCAACATATACGGAAAGCGGTGGTGAAGAACTTATTTTTGATCTGGACGGAATTTCCCTTTCTGAACTCAAAAAAAGAGCCAAAGAAATCTATCACGAGATTGCGGGAACAGGTCTTGTCGGAGAATTTGAGACGTTCGGCGCTCCTTCGGTACAACATTCAGAAATTATAACATTCAAAGATCCTGATGATAAACTTAGATCGAAGGACATTTTTGTAGATAAGGTGGTAAAAACCTGGTCGGCGAAAAACGCAACCTTCCGACAAGTGATCCACCCTGCTGTGGTCAAGTTCAAGGATGCAATATGAGCGTTGCCCAAGATTTAGTGACTCTATTTTTTAGCGAGTTTACAATCAACTGGGCAACGATGGCGACAGTTGTTCGGGTTCAGGAAGATCCTGACGATTCCGGAAAACCGGGCCTTTTGACTGTGACAGTCAACGGCGCGAATAAAGAAAACGTTCGCTGGTTTTGGCCGATCAAACCCGCCGTCGGAAGTCGTTGTATTATACTATTTGGAGACAACAACGCAAGTAGAGCTGTTGCAATCGGCTTTAACAAAATTGCAGAGATCAAAACAAAGGTTGCCGAACTCTGCGAGATCGAAATCGACGAACAAGGATTTAAGATTGATCATTCGCAGTTACTTTCCGTTGTCGGTAAACTTGCAGAAGGAAAGTTAACTTTAAAAAACGGACCGACTTTAGAAGTCGCGTTAGACTCCATTCAAAACAAAATCAACTTCAAAGGGAAAGTAGAAGTCGGGGACGCAACCATTTCCGGAGTTGATACCAACGCGCTGGAAACTTGGATGAATCAAATCGTTACTTCCTTACAAGCTCTCTATACGGCAATTCAAACATCGCCGGTCACTCCTATGGATGGAGGTGCATCTTACAAGACGGGACTTGCAGGGGCTATTTCTTCGAAACCAATTCCTTCGGTTCCACCAGGTCTAAAGGTTTCGAATCTCAAATATGGAAAGTCTTAAACTTAGTCTGTTCTCTCGCACAAAAAAATAGAAGACATAGCGGACATTCATTCCTACGGATTTCCTGAATCGCTTGCGGTCTTCTTTCTCGCAGATAACCTCTATTTTGTGGATTTTTTAACCGACGCACTTACAACCGATTTGCTGCTCGATTCTAAAAACTTTGATTTTGCGGATTCTGAATCTGAGATGGATGTCGTGCGATCGATGGTGATCGAAGCCTTCGATATGACACCGGCGGACGACATCGACTTCCCCGAAATGTATAGCAACCAGCGTAAACACCTTCATGAAGACGACGACAGCGGCCCTCAAGAACGCATGAATGACGCTTTTCGAATCTTATCTCAATTTCCTCAAATCGATTCCGACACAATTAAGATTTCCACACCAAAAGAAGGGCTTTCTATTTACTTTCGATTGAGAACCGGTGAAGAGCTATCTCTCAATCTTGGAAAAAACTCATGATATTATACACTACAAAATCAAACGTTCAAAGAGAGATTGAGCGTAACGTTTCTAACTCCAAGGTTTTTGAAAGTCATGATTTTACTCGAGACTCCAAAGCAAGCACGATTCTAAGATCCCTCGCAAACGCAATCTATCTTTTCATAGATCAAAATCTTGTAGCACTTCAAAAAGCAATCCACTACCACACGGCGGAAGAAGAGGATCTTCACGAATGGCTTAAACGGTACGGCCTGGAATGGAAAGAAGCAACTAACGCAAAGCATAGAATTAGAATCGGTTCTAAAACCCCGGTTCCTTACGAAGTCCTGATCCCTGTCGGAAAAATTGTGGGAACTGGAGATCATAAGATTCAGTTTCAAATTACACAAGAATCAAAAATTCCTCCTACAACACCTTTGGATTCAAGAGGATTCCGTACGGTGGAAGTGATCTGCGAAGCTCTTCTTCCAGGCACGAAAGGCAACGTTGCCCAAAACGCAATTTCTGAAATTATAGATTACATGGAAGACTGCGACGTTGTGTATAACCCGAATACAATTCCCGAATTTGTAGCTCGCGACAGAGAAACGATTGCAAGCGTTCGGTCTCGTCTGCAAGAGGCCGAAATCAAATCTTCATCTTTGTGGACTCCAGAATGGTACGTAAGCGAAGCATTAGGATTTTCTTTTGTAGAAAGAGCTATCTTTAAAAGTAGTAAGGCGATCGGAATTCCGGGAGTTATAAAACTTTTATTGAAAGGAGCGAGTGGAGCCATTTCATCCGCACAGTTGCAAATCGTAGAAACGCATTTCGATAGCGAAGACAAAAATCCTGGAGGAGTTGCAAAAGTTGTCTGCGAAAATATTAATGCGATCGAAATCAATAAGGTTTTTATTATATACTTCGCTTCGGCTGAATCAATTCCGGATTCAATCACACTTGAAAACATTGTAGATACGTTTTTCTTCTCCCTTCGGGACGGTGACGATTTTGTTACCAACTCGCTTCGTTCCAATCTTTTAAATCTTCCGGATGCGGTTCAATGTGACGTGAATAACGGAGAGAACGTTTCTGTTCCCGCCGGTAGCCTTGCCGTCAAAGGATCGGGGTTTGATGTTACGGCAACGGTGTATTCATGAGTCGTTTTCGTTTTGATTTCAATTCTCTGGTTTGGCAGAATTTAAGAAGGTCCATTCGTCAAACTTCCCCCTTACCAGTTCCTATGAACGAAAACGGAACCGGTGGTCTTTCCAATAGTCTTTGGTATAGAGTTCTATTTGCGTTTCTGATCGTAATTCAGGAACGACTCAAACGATCCAACTGGTTATACAAACAAATCTGGGTAGATACCGCAGACGGTAAGGGCCTCGATTGGTGGGGAGCGCGATACGGCCTATCGCGCGAACCAGGCGAGTCGGATAGCTCGTATTATCTCAGAATTCTATTTTTAGCAGAATATCGACGTCTTCCGCCAACCCTTTTTACAAAGAAAAATCTAATCACAAGAATCACTGGACTTTCAACGGATCAAATTGTAGTCGAACAAGTTTTTGATTTTAAATACAGAATGGGAGATCCGATCGGAACTATCCTTGGATCCCGTGATTATTGTTTTTATGCCTTCCGAATTTATATCCCTTCGATTAACAAAAAATCCCGTCAAAATCTAATCCGTATTTTAGATGCAATCAACATAGGCGGAAACGTTTGGGAAATCTGGGAAGAGTTAAATCCTTCCGACCCATCCCCGACTCCGGAAGACGGACAGGTTTGGAAAGGAGCTCGATTGTCCGAAACGTTGTTAAATGCTGAATCACATTGGTTAGTATATTAGGAGTTTATAATGAGTAATTTAAGAGGTTTAAATTTTCCAACAAACGGCAAGCCGGTTTTTCAGGGTGACTTTGTAACCGAACATAACCGCATCGAGGACGAAATCATAGAGCGTTTTTCCGATCTTGTTATGGGCGAAATTTTGTCCGGTGGTGATCTTACTCCTGGCACAAGTCCAAATACAGTAAATATCACGGATATTGTTGCGTATGATTCCAAAGGTAGGCGGATCCATGTAGCCGCGCAAAATAACCTTCTCGTAACCAGGCAGAATTTAGATTCGTTTGTTGTTTTACGTCACAAGTTTCAAACCGAGACTTCTCCTTATCTCGATTCTACTGGATATGCAAATACATACCGTCAAAACTCTTTCGAGATTTTGTTTAAAGAGGCTACGGATTCTGAAGATGTAATTCTTTACAAAATTCGTAGTTCAAATGGTGCAATTTCCATTTTGAATGATCTTAGATCTTGGTGTAGAATCAAGTCCGGTAATATCCGCGACAGTTCGGTTACGAACACTAAGTTAGATACGGATATTAAGGTAGGCTCTTTGACTGCGTTAGTCGGTCGTTTTAATAGCTCGATGCGTTCTAGTATTACAAATGCACTCAATGCGATTGAGAGCTGGATCAGTGCAGAGGAAACTACAAGGCAAAATGATATATTAGGATTAACAAATCTTATCGTTCCGCTTGGCGGGATCGTCGAAGATAGTTTAAATATACTATCTTCATCTTATTTTAAAAGACGCAAATGCTCAAGTAATATCCAGAGCCACATTTTCCGCACT